GTGTTCTATCGGTGTGTACCGGGAGTTCATCCATATGAAGGTCTTGGCTTTCTGTATCAACTGCTTCTGTTTTATCTGGTGCTGTTTCTAGTGGGTTCCAGTTTTCGTGGCCTTGCCATGGTTCGTGTTGCGGAACACGCTGCGGGAACTTGGCTTTTATCGATACTTCTGCTTCTTCTGCTTCCGGTGCAGCAGGCCCGTTGAGATGTATATCACCGCCTGATATTGTTGTGTTTGTTGCACCAATACTAAAGTCACCTCCGGCTGTTACTTTTGTTTCAGCACCAGACTTGAAGTTACTAGCGGCTGCTGACGTAATGTTTACACCGACTGCACTGTTTATATGTGTGTTACCTAATGTTGAAATTTTGCCATCAACACCTACTAATACTTCCCAATTAACAGCAGCACTTTGATATATGCTTTCATTTACAATCATATTGATGTTTCTGCCGGCTTCAAAGTTAATATCTCTGTCTGCTACAAAGTTGAAATCTGTTTCTGTATGAAAACTAATACTATCTTTAGCATAAACATCAAGTTTGCCATTACTTGACATTTCAATCCATGCTGTTCCTCTGCTGTTATTGATATAGATTAGATCTTCACTGGTGTTGATCATTATTTGTGCACCAGTGCGTGTTCTAAATCGTATCATTTCGTTTGCAGGGCGTGTAACATCGCCGCCAGTTTCGCTTGCTTCTTTGTTTATGTATTTGTAAGGAGTATCTTCAGGGGATCCTTCTCGTATAAGTTTGTCGTCACCGTCATCAATAACAAAACTACTACTTCCTAAACGGTTTACATGCACTGTTGCTTGGCTTTCTTTTAAACCTATTCTGCCTTGCGGTGATCCTCCACGCTTGTCAACAGGGCCCGGACTACTTAATCCAAGTACTGCACTAGGAAATTCACGTTGCGCACTACTAGTTGTTATTCCTCTAATATCATCTTCAACTAATCCTTGTTCTTTTAGTTGATTGATAAAATCTTCATTAACAGGTCTTTTGTATTTTACAGGATTATTGGTTTGTATTTTTGTTATTTTTTTGTTGTATTCGCCAACTGGTAGTTTTTTACCTTTTAATTCTTTTGGTACTGGGCCGCTGGTTTGTTCTGTACTAGGCTGGCCGCCAGGCAACATAAATGTCATACCTCTTTCAGGTACACATCCAAACCAATAACCAAACTCTCTGCTTCCTTCTACAAATGTACACAATACTAATGTGCCTGGGTCTGGCGGAATAGCCCAAAATCCATAACTTTTTTGTGTATTTGAATACGTATCGTTTTTTCCTAAATGCTGGGCACCTGTAACTCCATAAAATGGACTTGCATAATAAACTATCGACGTTTGACCTAAGGTTTCTCCAGCTGTTCCTGCTTCACTTATTTTTAAAAGTTCAACTTCTAGTGCTCCGAGATACAAAGGATCGGCATGTTTAATAACTCTAGCCAAATATGGGCCGGCCTTAGGAGCAGGTTGTCCGTTATCAACTGATCTTGTTTGTTCTGCTTTTATTGGTCCATTGTTTTGCATTTAACTATTAAATCCTGTGTTTAATTGACTTGCTTTGTTAGCATCTTGTACTTTGTTTGCTTGATCCGATGTTCCTGATGTTCTAGTATCTTCAGGCTGTCCTCGACGTCTTAGCAATGTAAGCTCTTGTGTGAAACGATTTCGTTGAATTTTGTTTTCAATAGCAGTTACTCTATATAATCCATTAAACTGAGATACAGGAACTGTATTTTCTGGGTAAATCATTCCTCCGGTATCTGGATTGTAATCAATCGGAGTTCTAAAATTCAATATAACATCAACTTCACTGCGTTGATAATCAACCTGGCCTCCTGCTGTAGTGTTTAGATCTCCTGGTTGATCTGTCCAGTTGCCCATTCCACTGTCAACTATAAAATAAGGATCACCGAATATTTCAAGTTTAACTTCGACTAAGTCAACACTACCGTTGCCTAATATCTGATCATGAAACTTACGTGCCCATCTAATCTTACTATTATCAATCCCAGCTCCGCCGCTACCTTGTGTGCTGCTTGAATTTACAAATGCTTGTGTGGTTAAACCAGTTGAACTATTTGCACCCGAAGGCTGGATGTTCAATCCTAACTGACTCGGCTTTTGTTCAGTAAGATTAAACTGTGTGCCACCAGTTTTTGCATCAATGCTTAACTGGCCGCTGTCAGGTTGTATAAATTGAAAGAATGCTGCTCTAAAGTTTATATCAAAACGAACAATATCAGTATTTTCTCCACTATAGATATAGTTGTATTCTTTTTTTGCATTTTGTCTTAGACTGTTGTAATCTACACCTGCTGCTCCAGCGTTCTGAAAGTGACTACTATGCACCATATACTCTACAACTTTATAATGATTTACTTTTGCATCTTCGCCGAATACATTTTCCTGTTGTGCATTTGGTTTTAGGTAACTTTCTGCATCTATTCTAAACCACGGAACCATTCCGTTTGCATCAGGTGCTCGTTCTTTTATAGATTTGCCCCAGTCGCTTGTTAATATTACATCTTCGATGATTCTTAATATTGATGTACCCGAACTATAGCTAAAAACTCTTTCATCATTACTAACAGTATTTTTAGCACGAGTCATAACTTTATTTTTTTTGTCATAAACTTGACCAGTTTGTGGCATTGGTACTGTTCCACTTTCTTCAGCACCTTCAATGATACGTGCTTTTCCAAGATTGTTCAAACTGTTTGGGTCTTGTGCTATCGATGATAGCTGTTCACCGATGCTGCTTTTTGTTAATATTTGTCCAGTAATCATACTTAAAAATGCTTCAAAGTTTTGAGGCGCTTGCGCTCCTAAAAACCCACTAATGTTTTCAAACAATCCTTGCACATTACCTGATTTAAAGTTTGCTAACAATCCTCCAAGACTTTTGTCTAGGCCGCCAGCTAATCCACCTAACAATCCTCCAGCTGCGCCGCCTATGCCGCTAATAGATCCTCCTAATGCTCCAGCAACTGCTCCTGCTGCACTGTTTTGAAAACTATTTTTTAAACTATTGCCGTTTGCTAGGCCTCCAATAACGCCGCCAACTACTCCAGCTGCTACAGCACCAAATAATCCGCCGCCTTTGCTGGCGCCACCGCCTTGAGATTTAGTTGTGGCGCCTGCATCAGTTGTATTTGGTATTCTTGCAGGATTGCCACTAGAAGCAATATCTTTTGGAAATGTAATAACTATTTCCGAAGCTTCTGCTAGTTGATTTGATTTTCTTAGTTCTTCATAGTGTCCATTAATAATAGTTGTTAAACTTTGTTCACCGCTTTGTAAGAGTTTTTCAACAGTATTGCCTGTTAATGCTATATCAACTGGACTTGCAGTTGCATCATCAAGATATGCTTGTTCATTCCACGGTAGTGCTTCAACTGTGTAAGTTGTGCCACCTTGATTTACATCAAACTCTATGTTTGTTAGTTTTATTGGAACATCTCTACGAAGATTTAATCCTGATTCTGTAACAATAACATCTCCATCGTCATCGTACCCTATAAACTCCATTGATAACATAAACGGAGCATTAGCATAGTTTTGATATCCGCTAATAGTTGCAGCTATTTGACAAGTTTGTAAGAATAATCCCATACTATATGGTTCGTCAACAGTAAATGTTATGAATGTAGCATTTGTACTGCGTGATTTTGAGTTTGGAACACACAATGCTTCAATATTAACATTATCAATAAAGTATTCTAACTTGCCGCCTATGATATCTTCATATTCAGTCGTAACTTTGTTGTCGCCGGCGCCGCCGCCGCTTCTAAGAATAACATTTTGAGGACCATATGCTCTATATGTTTCATTAGGTACTGCAATCTCATCTCTTGTTAAACAAGACATTGTAAAAATAGTATTAAAACTAGAAAACTGATGTAGACTGTTTGTTTCGATAGACATTAGATTCCTAACTCTGTTTTCAATTTTGATTTCTTAGGTAAAAATATTTTAGTGCCAGCTTCAAAATCAAATACAGGATCCTTTATTGTATCCATATTTCTTTGAGCAAAAACCCACCATAACTTTGATGTATTATACAAATCATATGCTAACAAGTCAGGACGGTGTGAATATTGAGGCTCAATAGTGTAAAGAATATCGTCATCTTCTGCTGGAACTGGTCTAATAGAGAAGAAACCTAACTCGCCGCTGGTTGTAAGTTTTGTATTTCCGTAAGGACTAGTTTTTCCATAGTTTGCCATTAGATAAATCCTTTATTTGCTATATTACCAGTGATAAACTGATCCATATTGAAGCTTGATACTTTGCTTCGGCTGTATGTTGGTTTTAAACCTATTGAAAGCATACTATTTGTTGGAACCATTTGATAAGTTGAAGAATATTCTCCAAATGCGCCCGTATTTACTTTGATATAATCAATTTCATCAGCTAAATCAAAACTAAACTGTGTGACTACAACCGGTACATTGTTTAAAACATAATCTCCATATCCACTTAGTTTTACAACAGGTGGTGGTGAACCTTTTTCACTACTTTCACCATAAAACATCTTAGTAAGACTTCTAAACAAGTGAACACAAGCAACCCAATACATTCCATCTTCTTCAGACTGTACTGGAAATCTTCCAGTGACAGTTATATCGTCATGTCTACTGTTAACATATTGCGGAAAAGGATAATTACTATGTGTAGGAGCCATTTCCTCATATGCTGCCGATGATACAAGGTTTATTGTTGGAGTAACAGGAAAAACGGCATACCAATCTGTTTGTGCTAAAGGAGCTAATATAGGACTATATCTATAAGATGATATTGTAGGAACTTTTATCTTGACTCGCCAATCTGGAACTGAATCGTTTGTTGGAGCAAACCGTGCAGTTGTTGCAGAGCCTCTATCAGGTTCTGCGCCTGGAGGTAAACTTCTTGAACGTATTGATTTGCCAACATTTGATCGATTTGCAAAGAACGTGTTATTAAGATTTCTAGTACCAACTGTGTTTGGTACTGATTGATTTGGATTGTTTGTCATTGTAAACTCCTACACTACTATTTAGTTGACAAAATAAACTATGTATATTATAATGTATTAAAGGAGTCGATAAATGGCTAGAAAAATAAACTATCTCAATAACAAAGACATGTTGTTGGAGATACACCGAAGTAAGGCTACATTTTGTAGTTACATTGCACCAGAACATGCTGATTATGATATTATTTTGCCCAGTGTAGATAAAATCAACATAAGAACTATTGCCGAAGCAAAGAGAAACAAAGCAAAACTGCAAGGATCTCGTGCATACGAAGCTGCAAAGGCTTCTGGCAAAAAGGTAAAGATGGCAGAGTTTTCAGTAGATTATAGAAAGATTGAAAAAAACGAACTAATCTTTCGTATTATGACATTTGATCATATTCCAGAAGAGCCCGGAAGAAAGAAAAATCCTAAAACAGTTGCCGATCATAAAACTAAACTAAACTTTCCTCCATTTCAGCACTATAAGTTTGATGATGATGATAATCTTATTTGTGTAGGAAAAAGTCACTGGGAAGGTGGCATGGAAAACGGATATTTTAACAAAGGACACGGCATGGCAACCAATAAACTTGCTATGATGTGGTTAAAACTTGTTGATCGTTATGCTACCCGTGGTAATGTGCGTGGATATACTTACAATGACGAAATGAAAGGCCAGGCAATACTACAACTGTCGCAGATTGGACTACAGTTTGACGAAGCAAAGTCTAACAATCCGTTTGCATACTACACTGCTGTGGTTACTAACTCGTTTGTGCGTGTGATTAACATTGAAAAACGTGCGCAGAACATAAGAGATGACATTTTAGAGATGAATGACATGAATCCTAGTCATACTAGACTACATGCAGGCGAATGGGAAGCTGCTGTAAAGCGCGAAGAGAGTGCAACTAAAAAATAAAGGTTGATCTTCCTAAAAATCTAGTTTATAATATACAGGAAATGGAGAATATTCTTGTTTAACAAAGCAGCGGTGTTTACTGACATACATTTAGGTATGAAAGGCAACAGTCGAGTCCATAATCAGGACTGCGAGGACTATATTGATTGGTATATCGAACAAGCCAAGGCTCACGGATGTGAAACTGGATTGTTTTGTGGTGACTGGCATCATAATCGCAACAGTCTTAACCTTACAACTATGGATACGACTATTAGGCTACTAGAAAAACTAGGTGAAGCCTTTGAAAACTTCTATATGTTTGCTGGTAATCACGACTTGTACTACAAAGACAAACGTGATATTAGTTCGACTGAGTTTGCAAGACACATACCAGGCATTACCGTAATAGATCAAATGATGGTCAAAGACGATGTTGCACTGGTGCCTTGGTTGGTTGGCGATGAATGGAAGAAGATTGAAAAGTTAAAAGCAAAATACTTGTTTGGTCACTTCGAACTCCCATCGTTCTACATGAACGCTATGGTACAAATGCCGGACCACGGAGAACTTAAAGCTGAACACTTTAAGAACCAAGAGTATGTGTTCAGTGGTCACTTCCACAAACGTCAGAAGCAAGGCAAAGTACATTACATTGGTAATGCTTTTCCACATAACTACGCTGATGCGTGGGACGATGCACGTGGTATGATGATACTGGACAAAGAGAATGATGCAGAACCACTGTACATCGATTGGGAAGAGTGTCCTAAGTATCGTACAGTCAGGCTATCCAAGTTGATTGACGAGAAGGATACACTTATCAAGCCAAACATGTACCTTAGAGTTACACTAGACATTGATATTAGCTACGAAGAGGCAACCTTTATCAAAGAAACCTTTATGGAAGCATATAGTTGCAGAGAAATAACACTTATTCCAAACAAGAATATAGAAGATATTACTACTGATCTTGATATCGAACAGTTTGAGAGCGTAGATCAGATCGTAAGCAATGAGATACAAGCAATCGACAGCGAACAGTTCAACAAAAAACTATTATTAGACATATATAACGAGCTAACATGATTAAAATACAAGACTTAACCGTAAAGAACTTCATGAGTGTGGGTAATGTTACTCAGGCTGTAGACTTCAACAAAGAACAACTAACACTTGTACTAGGAGAGAACTTAGATCAAGGCGGAGACGACACTGGATCACGTAATGGTACAGGTAAGACTACTATCATCAACGCATTAAGCTATGCATTGTATGGTACAGCTCTTACAAACATCAAACGCAACAACTTGATCAACAAAACCAACAGCAAAGGCATGTTAGTTACTCTTAACTTCGGTATAGGTACTAACCAATACCGCATCGAGCGTGGTAGATCTCCAAATGTTCTCAAGTTTTACGTGAACAATCACGAACAAAAGGATGATTTACACGACGAATCGCAAGGCGATAGTAGAAAAACACAAGAAGATATCAATAGTTTGCTTGACATGAGCCATGATATGTTTAAACACGTAGTTGCACTCAATACTTACACAGAACCTTTCCTAAGTATGCGAGCAAACGATCAACGTGCTATTATTGAGCAGTTATTGGGCATTACTATTCTTACCGAAAAAGCAGATAGCTTAAAAGAAAAAGTAAAACAGACAAAAGATGCTATCACAGAAGAAACATTAAAGATCAATGCCATCGAAGCTGCAAATAAAAAGATTGAGCAGAGTATTGAAACACTTGCAGGTAGACAACGTGCTTGGCAAAGCAAAAGTAGACAAGATCAAGATAGATTAGCAGCAGGGATTGAAGAATTAGAGAAGTTGGACATTGAATATGAGCTTGATGCACATGAAAAACTGGCTAGCTGGACTGAACACAACAACAAACTAACCTCTTTAAGGAAAGAGTTAAGCACACTCGAGCCTGCACTACGGCGTGCTACTACTAGTGTTGAAAAGGTTAATAAAGACATCTTAGAATTAAAGGATGCAACATGTTATACTTGCGGTCAAGAGCTACATGCAGACAAAAAAGCTGAGATTGAATCGCTAAAAGTACAAGAACTAGATGATGCAGTTGCATATCAAAGCGAAGTTTCAAGTAAACTAAACACAACTATGCAGCTATTAGAAGAGATTGGCGATATCAACGGCAAGCCTACTACGTTTTACGAAAGTGCTAAAGAAGCATACGAACATAGAAACAACGTAGATAACTTGCGCAGTACATTAATAAGTAAACAGCAAGAAGAAGATCCATATCAAACACAGATTGACGATTTAACAGAGACAGCACTACAAAATATCGATTGGGAACCAGTTAACCAGCTTACGTTACTCAAAGAACACCAAGAGTTTTTGCTTAAACTGTTGACAAACAAAGATTCGTTCATTCGTAAAAAGATTATAGATCAAAACTTAGCGTACTTGAACAATAGGCTCACATACTATCTTGATAAACTAGGCTTGCCGCATCAAGTTCAGTTCCAAAACGATTTGTCAACTGAGATTACTCAGCTAGGACAAGACTTGGACTTTGATAACTTGAGTCGAGGCGAGCGCAACAGGCTGATACTAGGCATGAGTTGGGCATTTAGAGATGTTTGGGAGTCATTGTATCAAGGTATTAACTTGTTGTTTATTGACGAACTTATTGACAGTGGCATGGACACTGCTGGCGTTGAGTCAGCACTTGCTGTACTAAAGAAAATGGGTAGAGAACGTAGTAAAAATGTTTTCTTAATCTCACACAAAGACGAACTAATAGGCAGAGTGAATCATGTCATGAAAGTGATTAAGGAAAACGGATTTACTAGTTACGAGAATGATATTGATATTGTAGAATAATGAACGATACTCACGATCAAATAATGCAAGCTGTGTTAAGTTACTTGAAAGCCAGCGAAACTTTTGAAAGAAGACCGAGTGAAAGTACAAAACGTACTGCTCGGAGAGAATTAAGGCTGCTAATGGGATTAGCAAAACAAAGGCAAGACGAAATAATAGACAAATATGAAAAACACATAACCGAACTACGTAATAATAGAGACACATAGGCATTTATTCAAAAAAGGCACGTGAGGTAAAGGCAAACAAGTAACTACTGTATGAGTTGGACATATCGAGGTAAAGAAATAACTGAAATACCAGATGAGTATGAAGGATTTGTTTATCTTATCACCAACCTTACTAACAATCAAAAATACATAGGCAAAAAACTAGCAAAGTTCAAAACTACTAAGCCACCTTTAAAAGGCAAGAAAAATAAAAGACGCGGCTACAAAGAAAGCGACTGGAGAACATACTACGGTAGTTCAGACAGACTAAACGCAGACGTAGCAGCACTAGGCAAAGATAAGTTTACAAGAGAAATATTATACCTATGTAAAGGTAGAGGCGAAATGTCCTACATAGAGGCACGAGAACAGTTTGATCGCAGAGTACTTGAAACAGATGAATACTATAATGGTATTATTAATGTTAGAGTCGGCGGATCAGACAAACTCAAACAGGCATTGCTAGAACATTCCATCAAGGCAAAACAATCCAACACATAAGGTTGGCGGGCCAGTTCATACACACCGCTGTGGAAAAAGCTACCGTATAGGAGCACACGTAACATACTGATTGACTACCCAGAGGTAGGAAGCCATCAAACAAATTGGGCTCACAGGTTGGTATAGATAGATTGTTGGCTGTCGAAAAACTGCACATTACACATAAAAACTCTTTAGCAATAGGAACGAAGCGAGAGGTAGTTGGAAACAACGATGTCGACGTAGGTTGGGAAAGGTCAGAGCCCATTGTGTAGCAGTATAACAAACACCTACTTCCAATGTCTCGGCTAGTGATACTCACATAATGTTTGAGAAGATGGAACCCTTAAACAGGTTCCGTCTGACCAGATCAATCTACATAATATTAAATGCATATGCAAAGCATATGCCTTATTTAAATATTACTAAAAAAATATAAATGTGTTGAGTGCAAACGAAAACACAGTTGAACGTAGTTCAACTTATAATATATAAATACATTATGATAGTTGGAATATATCTATGAAACTGAGCGAAGTAACATTAAAAAAAACACATTTGATATTCGAAGATGAAACTGATACACGAGTTCCTGAAGTTGGTACTACTACCGATCTCGATGGTAAAACGTACAAGTGGCGCGGACAAATGTGGACTGAGGTCAAACCTGACGGCAGTAATGGAAGACCTGCACCAACTGGTGTTGGCAGACAACTAACATCTCAGTGGAGAACAAGTAACCCAGTTGGTCGAGGTGTATTTAAACTAACACCTGGTGTACAACGACTTGCTGACGATAGATTTATGGTAACTCTACCTGATACAACAACTGTAGTTAATACTACAACTCGAGCAGATGCAGAAAAAATACAAGCAAGAGTTGACGATTTAAGCAGTAGAACTCCTGCACAAATTTCAAACACAATCGATACAGAAATCAAAGATGGCAAACTCAAAGGCGATTTTAAAAGATCGTTTTCTCTTGGTAGAGCTATTAGAAATGCAACAGCAGAAGATTACGCAAATGTACAAAAAGCTCGTAGTAGTAGACTCGGCCGCCTCCTACAAAATCGAATGTTTAAAGTTGTAATAGGATTACTTGGAACAACAGCATCTATTGTAGGTCCCTTCTGGGGAATGATGGTAGAAATTGAAAATATAAATCTAGAAATTGAACAAGCTGAACAATCTGGTGGAGACGTTCAAAGATTACAAGATATTAGAAACATACTCCAAGGACAACTAGTAGCCTATTATGCAGCTCAATGTGCAAGATTACTTACAAAAATTCGATTTGTAAGAGCACTCATGGCACCAATAAGATCAGTAGTTAGAGCCGGACAACTGTCTGTTGCACTCACAGGTGCAGGTGCTCCAGCTGCATTTTTAAGTATGATTGTCACTGAAGCATTGTGGATAGTAATACCACTAATTTTAAGTACATCAAGTATACAACGCTGGTTGGCAGAAATTATTGTTGATAGCACATTCAAAGATATTTTTGTTAATACAGGAAGAAGTCTAGAAAATATTACCAATCAAGCTGCTATTGCTCTTGATGGAAAGTTTGGCACTGGCGCTCTAGCTAAAGCAATATCAGGGTTTGATCCAAAAGAAACCGAAGGTGTTACAGGAGAGTACTACGGCGAAAGTGAATGGGCCAAGTTAGTGTTTGGAACATTATTGTTTCCGCCAAGTCAAAAAAGTAGATTGGTTCCTTACATACCTGAGGGTAGACGAGAAACACTGCTAACAGGTACGTTAGGTCTCAATCCTATAGATGCATCTGAGAATCCTGCTGAACCTACTGCACAAACTAGCGAACCAGGTATGCCTACGAATCCAGATGCAGTGCCAGGCCCTCAGTAATTAAATCAACGGCATCTTTGAGTTTTTGGTATTTTCAATATTATCTTTTATAATATTGCCAATGATATCGTGATCTTCTAAATCTGTATCGTAAAGTATTTGATCAACTGAGATCCCGCCACGCATGTACCAACTAAGTCGGTATGCGTTGTCTTTTATTTGTTTGATATTATTTTCAAAATCTTTGGCTAACGAAAGTATATCAGAGTCTTCTAGGCTCGTTAGCCTTGTACGAAAAAATCTGATGTGTCCAATGATATCCTAACAATATCTTCATGCTCACATTCATTACATTTTATTGATTCAGGCTCGAGACGCCATTCCAATGTATTTTTTTCAATCACTCTTTTAAGTTCGTGAAATAAACCTACGTCAGCTTGCTCGAGAAAATCATCTATTTCTTTTCTATCAGTTTCAACTTGCCCGTCAACTTCAACAGCAACAACTTGATCAAGTATTGCTTGAGCAACCAACACATTTATTTTATCAATAACATCTTGTATAAACTTTTCTTTTTCAGCTTCTTCTTTGATTTTACTGACATTTAAATTTAATGCACGTTGGTATGCTGTTTGTTGTTTTTGTATATCAGTCCATTGTTTATAGCTCAATGGCTCGATATGCACAACAAAGTTTTCGTAGTATACTTTATCTTCAAACTCTTTTGTTGAAAAGTAATCTAAATATTTTTGTAGTCCAACTTCGTATTGATTGTCAGAGCCGCATTTTTTACATTTAGCGGAAACATTCATTGTGTCGCCATACGAAGACATTCGTATTGCTATTAGTATTGCATCAAGATCTAATGTTTTTATAGCCCACGGATCTAATATAGCTGGAATACAGCTACTAATATTTTTTGCAGTTGCATCGCCGTTGATAAGTGCATCTGGTGTTTTAAATAATATTTCATCACTAGCTGTCATACTAAACACAGCTAGATTAGTGTACGTATTTTCAGCTAATACTTTTTCATTATACCATTTTCCGTTGCTAGGAATATTAAAATATAACTTGGGCTGTCTACGATATTTTTTTAGTGGACTTTCTGTTTTTTCCATGGGAGTTCCTATAAGGTAAATACTACTAGCTATATTTATTCTATAGTTAAGTAGGAGTTTAACGTTTTGGCAGAAGAAACAACAGCCGGCGGTGGTTTAAATACATTATTAGGTACTCTCGGCACCGGTGCAGGCGCAGCTGGAAAAGCTCTATCAGGTACTACTAAAGCTGCGCTCGGCCTAGGCGGCGCACTTCTTACTGGACAGCAACAACTAAGTGCATACAGTGGCGCTATTTCAGCTAACACTGGATTGTTTGGAAAAACTGTTGGCAAACTAGTTGATGGGTTGTCGCAGTTCGCCGAAGCTAGTCTTGCTGAATATCAACAACTTACCAGTGTAGGTGCTACATTTGGCAAAGAAATAAAAGATGTAAAAGTATCTGCTGCTGAACTTGGATTGAGTGTTGAAGAAATGACAGGATTCTTGAAAAAGAACTCTGAATCTTTAAGAGCTTTCGGTGGCACAACAGATATAGCTATATCTAGATTTAAAGCAGTATCAACTACAATACTTGATAGTGCAGAACTAGGCACTAAACTTCGACAGTTAGGATTTACAACAGCTGACATAAATGAAAATCTTGCCCTCTATGGCGAACTAAGTGATGCTAACAGTAGAACAGATAGAGCAAGTGTAGAACAACAAGCTGCTGCTGCTAAAAATCTAATGGTTGAACTAGACGGATTGTCAAAACTTACAGGCAAACAGCGTGACGCTCTTGCAGATGAAATGAAAGAACGTAGACGTCAAGGTGATGTTAATGCATTTTTGTCAAATAAAACTGCTGAAGAACAAACTGCATTTACCACCAAGTTGGTAGAACTGCAAAACACATTAGGTAAAGATGCTGCTGACGCATTTGTAGATGTTGCACTTAGAGGAGCTCCTACAACTGAAAGTACAAGAGCTGCATTGCTTGCTATGGGCAGCGGTGCCGATGACTTGTATGCTGCTGCCCAACAGTTTAACGCTGGCGATATACGTAGTTTCCAAGATAGTTTACAAGCAGCAACTGGTGCTGCAATGGATTACCAAGACACAGAACAGTTTAGACAAACTGCAATGCTAGGTGGTATGTCTAATATATCAAGTGCATTTGCAGACGCAAGTGCTGCTGGATACAACTACAAGAATGCAGTCGATAGTGTTAGCGACGGAACTATGACTGCTGAAGAGGCTAGAGAAACGCTCAACAATCAAATACTACAAGAGCAAGCTCGTCAGATGGAACAGACTACAGGTATATTTGACAAAACTATTGGCATACAAGAAGATTTACGCACACTAACAACAACAGTAATGGAAACTACTATTCCGCACATTGAGAATGTTGCAGTTGCCGCATTGAATAAAATATCAGAGGTGATGCCAAGCGCAGAAACAATTGCCAACGAACTTTCAGGCGGCATCAACAACTTATTTAATGCAGCCGAATTTCTTGATACAAATAGCGAAGTAATAAAACAAGGTCATGGAAGTATAGTAGCCCAACTGAGAGAACAGATGCAATCAGCAACTTCAGATGCTGAGGCTTTAGGAGCAACTACAACTGCAACTGGAGCAACTACTGATACAAATGTTAACGAAACTGCTACAACCACACAAGAGGCTTTAAGAGCAACTACAACTGCAACTGGAGCAACTACTGATACAAATGTTAACGAAACTGCTACAACCACACAAAATGACATTGCTGCTGCTCGTGCATCACTTGAATCTGCTCAAGCTGAATTATTAAGCGAGATACCATCAATTGCAGCGGGTGCAGTTGAAAGAGTTGCAGCAGCTGAAGCACACCTAAGTGATGTAATAATAAACTCAGTTGAAGGATTAGCAGATATACAAGCCGAAACATTAAGTAAAGTTGCAAGATATCAAGCTAATCCATCGAGGTATAGTGGAGGATTTGCAAACGGTGGCCGCATTGGTGCAGGTGAGTACGGTATGGTAGGCGAAGCTGGACCGGAATTTATATCAGGGCCAGCAAATGTTATGAGTGCAAACACTAGTATGGGCGTTATGCAAAATCTTATGAAAGGCATTAAAAGTCTTGATGCTAGTGTTCAGAACAATGGTACAAATGGACAAAATACGATAAGTAATAATAATGTTGCAGAACAAATGAGTAACTTAATGGCAAGTAAGTTTGATACAATGATACAACAGTTGCAAACACTTGTAACTATAGAATCATCTTCAGTGAGTGCGCAACAAAAAACATTTAGAGCTACAAAGAGTTTACAGGGCAATATGCTGAAAGGTACAATATGAGTTGGAAAAAACATTTTACTCCAGTTCCGACGAGTGACAATATAAACGGAGGGTACAGTCCCTTTAGTTTAAAAGGAAACAACGGAATAGGTCCAGCTGCGGCCAACTACTCATCTCACTTGCCAGATGTATATGTCGGCTCGCCAAATCGTATTGAACGTTATAATCAGTATAATACTATGGATAGTGATAGCGAAGTAAATGCTGCACTTGATATTCTAGCTGAATTTTGTACACAAAAAAACAACGACAACAAAACACACTTCCGTCTTGACTTTAAAGGCACCCCTACAAACAGCGAAGTACAAGTTATTGGGCAGTATCTACAGCAATGGTGTAAACTAAACAAGTTTGAAACACGTATGTTTAGAACTATACGCAATACATTTAAGTATGGCGATCAGTTTTTTATTAGAGATCCTGAAACACAGAAACTATTTCATGTTGATCCTAGTCAGATTACAAAAATCATTGTAAATGAATCAGAAGGCAAAAAACCAGAGCAGTATGTTGTAAAAAATCTAAACTTTGCATTTGGTGCATTGGAAGCAACACCGTTAAACACACAAAACAGTTATGGACCAGGCGGAACTAACGGATATCAGCAAGTTCAAAGAGGAACCGGCGTAGGTAATAATCATACACCAAGTGGAAACACTAGTAGATTTGCACAAGAACACGACGAAACATATATTGATGCACAACATGTTTTACATTTAAGTTTAAGTGAAGGGTTAGATCAAAACTATCCTTTCGGTAATAGTTTGCTTGAGAGTATTTTTAAAGTATACAAGCAGAAAGAGTTGCTTGAGGATGCGATTATTATCTATCGTGTCCAACGTGCGCCAGAGCGCAGAGTATTCTACGTTGATGTGGGCAACATGCCTTCACACCTTGCTATGCAGTTTGTGGAACGTGTTAAAACTGAAATACATCAAAGGCGTATCCCAAGTAAGACAGGTGGAGGTACAAATGTTATAGACAGTAGTTATAATCCACTGTCAATCAACGAAGACTACTTCTTCCCTCAAACAGCAGAAGGTAGAGGATCAAAAGTTGAAACACTACCAGGCGGCACTAACTTAGGCGAGATTGATGACCTTAGATACTTTACTAACAAACTGGTACGCGGCTTACGTATTCCAAGCAGCTACTTGCCTACCGGCGCCGATGACGGTGCATCGCAGTATAATGATGGCCGAGTAGGCACAGCATATATTCAAGAACTTCGCTTTAATAAATATTGCGAACGTTTGCAAGATATGATGGCTGAAGATTTTAATAGTGAGTTTAAACTATTTTTACAAAGTAAAGGTGCAAACATTGATTATGCAATGTTTGACTTACGATTAACACCGCCACAGAACTTTGCAGCATATAGACAAGCAGAACTAGACAACAATAGAATAAGCACATTTACAAGTATGGCAGCTGTTCCTTATATTTCAAATAGATTTGCACTTGAAAGATTCTTAGGATTAAGTGCAGAAGAAATAGCAGAGAACGAACGTTTATGGCGTGAAGAAAATGACGAAAACTTAACCGATCTTGTTACTGACGACATGGCAGGCGAAATGAGAGGTGCTGGATTAAGCGGCGCCGATCTTGCAGGCGACTTTGGCGGACTTGAAGACGAGTTAGGTGCAGATGAAGGCGGCATTGACGGCGGCACTGATACTGCACCCGAAACAAATACAGGAAACGAACTTGGCGGCGAAGGCGCAGAACCAAATCCGGCACAAACGATATAAATACATTATGATACTTAGAGAACTATATTACTTTGACAGAGAAACAATGGAGCCTACTGAGGACGATACCTACAACGCTGAGGATGATATCAGCGTTGTTAAAATTGATGACAATAGGAAAAGTAGATTATCTCTAAAAGATATCAATCGTGC